GCTGAACTACCGCAAGGCCCAGATCATGGACGACTTCGCCCAGGCCTCGCCGACCGCTGTCCTCTTCCCCGGCGGCAAGCCTGATCCCGAGGCACCACACTGGTACGAGGCACTGGCCAAGGAACTCGCCGACGTCCTGTACGTCGTCTACGGCACCGCCGACCTCCTGGAGATCCCCCTGGAGGCCGTCTTCACCGAAGTCCACCGCTCGAACATGAGCAAGGTGGTCGCCGGCGAGGTCATCCGGCGCGAGGACGGCAAGATCCTCAAGCCTGACTCCTACCGCGAAGCCGACGTCCACGGCGCTCTCACTGGAGAGTGGCTGTAGGACACGAGGAAGCCCCCGACTCCTGGGCTAGAGGGAGTCGGGGGCTTCCTGCATTCTGTCAGGCTTAGAGGTCGAACTCTCCAGCCTTGACACCACTGACGAATGCAGACCACTCGGCCGGGGTGTAGAACTGCGTCCCACCCTCGCGGTCCTTGGTGTCCCTTACGGCACGGCCACCGTCAGGAGTCGCGGCAACCTCGACGCAGCTCCCCTCGCCATTGCTGAAGCTGGACTTGTACCAGTGCAGCTCGCCGCTCGTGTCGTTCATTTTCCGAACCTCTCTGCTGTTTCCTTCAACCAAGCGACGGAGCTATCCGGCCGCGTAGAAGCCGCCACGAGCTGTTGGAAGATCTCCTCGTGACGACTTACATCTGAGGTCTTGTCCAGATACACGGCACTCGTCAACTGCTCGGAGTAGACGAGCGAGCCAGGGGTGTCCTCGAACGACAAGATCGAGAACGAGTACCCCATGCTCGCGTGTGCCCCCGCCTCAAAGGGCAGGATCTGGACAGTGACATTCGGGTTGTTCTCCGCCACCTCAGCAAGATGACTCAACTGCTCGCGCATCACTTCGCGCGTCGCCACCACTCGGTGAATGACGGCTTCGTTGAGTACCACCCACACCTTGGGTGGGCTCTCCCGGGTAAGGATCTCCTTGCGCTGGAGCCGTGCACTTGCACGGCGGTCGATCTCGTCCGCCGACGGCGCCTGAGACATGGAGCGGATCACTGACTGCGCGTACCGCTCCGTCTGTAGCAGACCGTGGACCAGCTCGGTCTCGTAGATGAGCATCTGAGCCGCGTCCGCTTCGAAGCCCAGGTAGGGCTTGAACCACTCCGGTAGGGCATCGCCGTAGGAGTGCCACCAACCGTTCTGCCGACTCCGTCGGACCAGGTCGACGAACTGCCGGATCTCCTGGGAATCCTGAACTCCGTACTCGTTCAGCAGGAGTTTGGCATCCTTGTCGGACAGCGGAGATTTGCCTCCCTCGATCCGGCTGACCTTGGACTCGGACCATCCGAGCGACTTGGCTACCTGCGCCGCCGTGAGTTTCTTGGACTCGCGCAAGTTGCGCAGCTCTTGGCCGAGCCGTCGCCTCAGCACGGTCGGACTGGCTGCCAACGTGACCTCCCAGGTTGCGGGTACTGCTGCACAGTCTGCCACCCCCTCCTAGCACACAACAGCCTTCACCCTTACGTGCACTTGCTGATCCCATGCACTTGCATGACAGGCGGATGCGGAGGATGCTACTAGCGCAGGGTGGTTACGTCGTTACTCGCCCTTGCAACTGCTGTTCGAATTACGGCCGTTGGGCTAGCGGCCGTACGGAACGAAGGAGTGCACGTGGGCGACGAGAGGACGAGAACGAGGAAGCTCCAGGCTCCCCCCAAAACGTGGACCTCGCGGCAGACCGACGAAGCCGTCAAGGTGCTCAAGGACGCGCTCACCGGCGTCGGGATCACCCTCCCCACGGTCGAGCGCGCGTACGGGGAGCTGACCATGCCGCTGGTCGACCTCGGCCGCGCCCGGCCGGACGTCGTGGTGGAGCTGGCGAGTTGCCTCACCGAGCTGGTGGAACTGCGCCAGTTGGCGAAGGCGCTCCTGGAAGGGCCGCAGGCGGAGAAGGAGACGGCCGATGGTTGAGGAGAAGGTCGAACTCGCTCGGGGCGCCATCGTCTACGACACGGTCGACGAGGTCCTCGCGGAGGTCATGGAGGTCCAGGGCCGGCGCATCACCCTGCGGCGGACGAACGGGGGCATCGAGTGGTCGAGGAGCAAGGAAGACCTGCGGCCCCCGACCACGAGCGAGCGGCTGAGCCCCGGCGTGGCTGTGGCCAACGCCCGGAGTAGGGGCGAGCTGTGACGGTGAAGGCGGTGTTTCGGTACGTGACTCACTCGATAGGCCTGGACCCTGCGGCCGAGCGGGACATGGAGGAGATGTTCTGCACCTCCTGCCCGGAGTCGTCCGGTTGCGTTTCTATCGACGACGCCCGCGACTGGGCGATGCGGCACACCGGGCGGACCAAGCACGACGGCTTCCGCCTGGAGACCACCAACTACTACCGCGTGACACGGCACGACGGCCGGCAGTCCGAGCCAGCACCCGTAGGGGTGCGCAAGGAGACGGTGTGAGGGGCACCCCGTGGCCGTGTTAGCCCAGGGGGCAGAGGCACAGACCGTAGGCCGGTGCTGGCTCTACTGCCGGGGCGAAGGGATCCCGGTCCAGTGGATCGGTCCCGTCCGTATCCCTCTCGGAGAGGTCCCCATGTACGGCTGCCGGTCCTGCATCGCAGAACTTGAGCAGGCGGCCGAACAAGCCATCAGAGCGGCGGACATGGCCGATCTCGTGGCGCGGTAATCCCAGACTCCGTCCTGCCGGACGACACTCGACGGCTCCCCCGACCATCGGGAATTCCGGCAGGACGGGCACCACCCCCCCGCCTGGCCGTACCAGAAGGACAGCGGCGGTCGGGCGGGGCGCAGATGCACACAACCGACAAGGAGAGTGCAGCAGTGAGTAAACCGACACTGGCTCTTCCCTCCGCTGAGCGTGTGGCGGAGCGGGCCAAGGACATCCACGCGGCCATCGAGGCGGACACCGAGTTCCCCGCCTTCAAGGCGGCCAGCCTCAAGTACGACGCCGACTGGCAGTGCTTCACCGGCTCCGTCGTCGTCGAGCAGTACGACCAGGAGCAGGACAAGCACGGCCTGTTCGCAGAAGGGCTCAAGGCCCTGTGCCTCAAGGCGGCCGTCTTCGAGATGACCGGCGACGAGAACACTGCCGAGATCCCCATCGCCGTGCCCGTGGACGAGATGACGCACGCGATGATCGCGCAGCCCCAGCTCCTCGCCCGCATCACGGAGCGGGTCGGCGTGGCGATCATCCACCAGACCGACCAGGAGCACACCGACTGGCGCGAGGGCGACTTCACCGACGAGGCGTACCGCGCCGCGTGGGGCGAGCCGCCCGCCCGATTCTGGATCAACGCGGACGAGGTGACCCGGCGCCTCGCGTGGCTGGACCAGAAGTACGCGGCCATGGGCTTCCGCAAGCAGGGCCAGGCGCACTCCTTCACCTTCGCCGACGTGGAGCTGACCGGAGCCGCGTAGCGGCTAGCTGAGCGCGCGGCGCAGCACCGTGAGGGGGTCGAGGTGCGGGAACAGCCGCCGAACCTCTTCCGTGGCCGTCGAGATGAGGTCATCGAGCAGGACCGGTGCTGCGCCGTACAGCAAGTCATGCAGGTAGGGGACGAGGTCGGACTCCTCGGTAGGCAGTGTCACCTCGGCCGCCAGCGGTGCGCCCTCGCTTTTGTACCGCTTGGCCGGGAGTCCGACCTTGCCCGGGTGGACACAGACCGGCGTGCCGTCGGAGGTGTACCGGTGACCGTCGGCGGGGTTGAACGGGCAGTCCTTCGTTGGCCGTTCGAATACGTCAAATTCACCAACCGGATAAGAGCGCGAGGGGCAGACGCCACACGCAAGGTGGTGCACGTCGTCGCCCACGAAAGCCTCTGCCATGGACCAAGCCTAGTTCGTAAGGACAGGCGTAGACGCCCATTCCGGCCGTCCCCAACCCTGGACAGGTCGAGCGGTCGGAATGGGTGCATGACCTCCTCTCGCGGCCATTGGGCGCTCGCTTGAGGGGATGAGGAGGCCATCCCTCCGGACCGGCCCCGGTCGTCTCTTACCCCCGTGAGAGATGGCCGGGGCCTTCTCATGTCCCCAGGTGTAAAGCTGAATAGTGAAAGTGATTGACAAGACGTACCAGCTCCCGTAATTTCTCCCTTGAAGGAACCGCACAACAGGGAGGGAACGATGGGACAGAACAGGACCAGCCGTGCAGCAACAGCGCACAAGGCGGCCATGGCCCACGTCGACAAACTCACCGAGGCCACGCAGGAACTGCGCAGCACCCCGAAGATCGCGCGGATGATCAACGCGATGATGCGCGGGACCGCAATGCCCTGGGAACTTGAGGACTTCGTCCGATTCGACCAGGCAAGCCTGGAGCGCGCCGGCGACCTGATCGGCGAGGTCGCCGTCACCGAGCTGTGGAAGCGAAACGGCCGGGTCGTCTACGACCTCCACGAGGAACTGGCCAGCGCCCTCTACCGCTCCAAGATGTCCAAGGTCCCCGGCTCGCTCTTCGACCGGCTCCCGCACATCAACCCCATGGTCGTCATCCCTGACCCCTGGCCCGTCGGCAAGGGAGCGGGCGGCCTGGGCGAGGGATACGTGCGCTGCATCTTCATCGTCGGCCACTCCGGAAAGGGCCTGTGCAACTCCAACGACCCCGACCGCGACGGCCTGGCGCTCCTCTTCTGCTACGACGTGGTCGACGACGAGACGGGCGAGATGGTCGCCGGGGAGTTCCGGGACGTCATCCCGCTCCCCATGCACCGCGAGTCGTTCACGGCCGAGGACGCCATCAACTTCGCCGAGGAGTGGCAGGGCGGCAGCGACGACCCCAAGCAGCGCAACGCGGCCATCCGAGCCTTCCGTCCCCGCCTCCAGAAGGCCTTCGCCATCCTCACCTACCTGTGCACCGACAACCGGGACATCAAGGACCCACCGGAGTGGGTGCAGGCCCCGCGCAAGAAGAAGACGGGGAAGAACCGCAAGGTGCAGGAGCGCGACCCGTTCTGGGTCCGCGTCGGCTGGTACGTCGGCCCGCAGCTCCACACCGCCCGCCAGCGGGCCGCCGCAGTCGACCGCTCCGGAATCTCCATCCCCTCCGGCGTCGAGTACGGTCCCCAGCACCGCGCCGGCCACTTCAAGACCGTGTGGATAGGCCCCGGCAAGGCCGGGCAGCGCACGCAGTACACAACCACCTGGGTCGAGCCCTACTGGACGAAGCTGGAGGACCTGCCGGAAGACATGGACCCGCCCACACAGATCGTGCCTGTCGACGCCCAGCGTGGGGACCCGCTGCGCCGGCGGAACACCATCGGCAGGTAGGTCTCTGGATGTGCCGAGCCCCGGCTGCCACACTGGCAGCCGGGGCTCAGTGATGTCTGTGGCCCTGAATGCGCTAGATGATCTAACGCTCGGTGTAGTCAAGAGCTACGGGCCGAAACGTGACGCAGGCCACGTCAAGCAGCTTCGCCAAAGTGCTTGCGAACTAATAACCCGTCAGCGTATTCTGTAGCTACCAAACAAGAGCACAACACAACAGAAGACGGAGAACATTCATGGCACGCAGGGGAGCACCTGTAGCCAATACCGGCGGCGGCCGACTCGGCGCCGACAAGGAGATCGAGAAGCTGGCCAAGAAGGCCCGCAAGGAAAACTGGGAGGTGACCGTAACGGGCGGAAACCACATCAGGTGGACAGACCCAAACGGCAAGGTCGTCTGCATCAGCGGCCTAACCGGAGCCAATCCAGGCTGGGTCAAGGCCAAAAATAAGCTTAAGCAAAACGGACTTCATACGTCCTGAAGTCGAGTAGAACATCCCGGGTACCATTAAGTCGCAAGCAAAAATCAGCGACGGGCGGTACCCGGGATGTTCGTTTTTCTCGCCTCGGACTCAGGTGGGGGATTGTCAGTGGACAACCCACTAGTCCTCGGCCCGATCGCGGCATTCATATTCGCCGTCTTCGTCACCGAGATCGTCGTGTCCGGCAAGGCCTACCGCCGCGAAGTCGAAGAGAACAAACGCCTCCGCGCCCTGACCGAGAAGGTCGTACCCCTCGCCGAGCAGATGGTCACCACTGCCCGAGACCTGGTCCAAGCCACCAGGGACAGCGTCGCCGCCCAGGCAACCGTCACCGACGTCCTCGAAGACGTCCTGGACCTCTTCCAGAGCGACGACGCCCCCCGGCCGCGCCGGAGGAGGAGTTCCTGACATGCCACTGCTGCCCCAGACACGCGAGACCCGCGACGACATCGCAGACATCGAAGACCTCGTGGACCGCTGCCTCGAAGAGGTAGGCGCCATCGTCGAGTCAGCCTGCGAGCACATGTCCCGCCTGCGCACCTACAAGGTCAAGATGAGCCGGCTGCGCTCCGGATTCGACGCCGCCCGCGAGGAGACCGACGCCTAAGAAGCCCGAGCCCATCCCCGCAACCGGCGACGCCTACGCAGGCGGCTACCTCTTCTCCCTCAGCGGATCCCCGCTCCGCAGCGCCCTTCTCTCCACCGACCAATTCGCCGGATCGCAGCCATGGGAAACCCCAGCAGGAATTCCACTAGGCTCCTATACCGACGCAGGCAGTTCCCTGTAGGAGACCCCCCATGTACGTATCCAGTTGCATCTTCCAAGAGGGCCAGCATGTCTATTCAGGCCCCGATTGCCCTCATAATCAAACAGAGGACGAAGAGGGTCCGGTCCAAGAACCGGGCTGGACCGTCCAGCAAAACCGGTAACCCTTACCCCGTACGAAAGAGGAAGAAAGTGGCTGCTGCATCCAAGAGCGCCCCCGTCGGCGAGACCCCCGCCGCGAAGCAGGACATCGTCCCCGGCCGCGCGTCCGACTGGGACCACCCGAACCTGGGCTGGACCGTCCAGCACGGCACTGTCTACGAGAACACGGACCCGATCCCCGGCCAGGTCTTCGTCGCCGCGCAGTTGCCCGACCCGAAGGCGCAGGCCGCTGCGGGCATCCACCCGGCCACCTCGAACGCCGGTCTGGTCGTCCTGACCAACGAGGAGGCCAAGGCGCACCCGGGCGGCCCCGAACCGCACGACCTGCTCGCCGGCACTGCCGTCTACGAGGGCACGGCCAACGCCGGCGCCAGCACCGCCCCTGGCGCCACCGGCCCGGCCATCGCGTCCACGGTCCCCAACGTCCCGGCCTGATCCAAGCAGCCCCGACGCCCCGTCCCAACCATGGGGCGGGGCTGCTGCGTTTAAGGAGACACAGTGGCAGCCAGAAACCCCGGGCGCCGGGGGAGCCGCAAGAACGCCTACGAGCAACTGTCCTTCGACTTCGGCGACATCTCACCGCCACCACCGACCGTCGAAATACCCCGAAGCAATACCAATCCAGCGGCCCGCGCAGGATCCCGGCGAGTCCTCAGCAAGGAAACCTCCGACGCAATCCAGTTGGCGAAGGACGGCGACGACTTCGACCTCCTGCCCTATCAGCCAACTCCGTCAATCAATCCGCCGCGCCCGAGGACTCTTGCCGCAGGTTATGACAAGGATGCTCAGACGCTGCGGGTTCGATTCAGGAATGGCCAGGTCTACGGCTACTACAACGTGCCGCCGAATGTCTGGCGGAACTTCAAGAGGGTTAAAAGTCCAGGTAGGGCGATTAACCGAACTCTGAACAACTTCTCCTACGCACCAGAACACGACCTCGACGAACCGACCGGCGTGAACTGATTTACCACTTCCGGCCGGCAGGAGAATAGGCTCCACTTCATGCCACAAACCCATGGAGTGGGGCCGTTCTTCGTTCACGCGGTGAACCTGCGCCCCCATACGCCGTTCCTTCATACCGCGCCGACCGACGAGATCAACCCGCCTTACCGCTACTCGCGCTCCCTGATCATCAAGATATGGCCGGGCAAGGGAATCGTCCTCGGTCGGTGGAAGAACAACTGGCGTTCGGAGACCGCCGCGCTCTATACCGCGCTCCAGGGATACGGCAACGCCATGAGCACGGACGACATCCGAGACAACGCCCACCGATTCGACGAGGACCCTGATGAACTCCTCATCTGAGAACACCGAGGAAGAGAAGACAGCGGCCCGCCGGATAGTGGCTCAGAAGACCGACAACGTGGACGAGGAGTACGACGCGCTATGCGCTCTTGGGCTGATGTGAAGAAGGTCCTCCGTGGCGGGGAGGAGCGGGTCGACCCGATCCGTGCGAAGGCTGCCAAGCGCCTGGACCGGCTCGCCACGGTCGACGTCCTCGACTGGGCCGACTCGGTCGGCAGCGGCCTCGCCCGAGCCCTGGACGACTACCGCAAGCAGTCCACTCCGGAGAGCCTGTTGGAGGCCCACCAGGGAGCGCAGAGCCTCCTCGGCGTGCTGGATGTACTCAGCCGACGGGAGGCATGAGAAAGGCCCCAACCCTTGCTCGGGTTGGGGCCTTCGTCGTTTTCGCAGGTCAGACGGCCAAAAGCCAGTTTTCCAGGTTGATGACGTACGTGAACGAACCCCTGGATGAACGCGACGCCGGGTGCGGAACCTGGCTCTTCGACTGCCCTGTAGTGAACTCCACCAGGCGAGGGTCGACGTTCCCCTTGACCTGCATGGGCGGCAGCGGCGGCCTACGCGGCGGAGCCGGCTCCAGGAGAGGCTCGACGATGCTCTCCCAGTCCCCGCCCTTCCAAGCCCGCCAGCGAGCCCTCAGCGCCTCCTTCGGCGGGAAGTGCTCCGGCATCTCAGACCACGGGCAGCCCGTACGCGCCTTGTAGACCAGGCCCTCCACCAGCGCCCGCAGATCGTGGCTCTTCTTCGTGGCCCGGAACTTGATACGAGGACGGATCTCCTCCCACAGCACATCGGTCATCTCGACCGGCTGCACACCACGCTGCTCGAACCACTGCTCAAGGTCGGAGTCGGGCCCGAAGCGACCGTCCAGCGGAACCGGTCCCGTCAGTGTCACCTGAATCTCCAGCAGGTCCATAATCTCGGACTTCTGCCGGTCGTTGATGTTCTCCAGGTTGAAGCTGGCGATCTCGACCAGCCGCTGGAAATCCTCCGCGCGAGCAGCGGCCTCCTCGGATTCCATCAGCATCGACTCGGCGTCTTCCAGCATCGTCTGCTTGTTGTTGATCTCCTCGTTCAGCTTCCCCACGGCCGAATTGATGGCCAGCGCGTCCACGCCGGCCTTCGCGAGATCCACCAGGGTCGTCGTGGTCAGCTCACGCAGGCCCGCGATTTCCCGGGTCAGTTCCTCAATTCGCACCGCGTACGTCTTGCGGTGATCCGGGGCGGTGGTGACCCAGTCCTTGGCGATCTCGCGCAGCTTGTCCTTGTCGCCGAGGAAGTTCTTCAGGCTGCCCCAGACGACTTCTTCGAGCGCCAGGGCGTCGATGACGGAGTCACCGCACTTGTTGCCCGAGCAGCGGTAGGTGCGTCGGTCCTCGGCCTTTACGTAGACGCCGGTGTAGTGGGCGCCGCATTCGCCGATGACGCGGGTGCTGAGGGGGTGGTACTTGTACGGGCCGGAGAGGTTCCAGCCGTTTCGCTTGAGGGCGTGGCGGACGGAGATGAGCTGGTCGAGTTCGAAGACCATCGGGGTGTCGATGATCATCATCGGGCCGTGCTTGGGGGAGCCGTCGGCGTTCATCACGGTCTTGCGCTTACGGCGCTTGTTGACGACCTCGTCGGTGTTTCGGTAGACGACGAATCCGTCGAGCGCCGTGTTGAAGAACTTGTGGCGCAGATTGCTGCCGGTCCATTCGACGCCCTTGCGGGTCAGCCGGCCGATGACGTTGAGCATGTGCGCGGCGCGGTCGACGGTGTAGCCGCCCTCGACGATCATCAGGGCGGCGATTTCGAGGGTGCGGCACTCCCCGGCGTGCAGCGCCAGCTTGGAGTCGCGCTTGCCCTGGTTCTCGATGTAGTAGCCGTACGGCGGCTGGCCGCCCGTCCAGCCTCCGTTGGCGGCCTTCATGTTGAGGCCGTTCTGGGTGCGCTCCAGGATGGTGCGCCATTCCATCTCGGAGAAGGAGGCGAGCTGCTGGAGCGCGGTGACGCCGTGGGTCGTGGTGGTGTCGATCTCCTGGGTGACGGAGATGATCGAGCAGCCAGCGTCTTCGAGCGCCCAGACCCAGTACCAGAAGGCGCGGCCGGTGCGGCCGACGCGGTCGAACTTGTGGACCGCGACGACGTCGATCAGCTTGGCGTGGACGTCGCGCTCCAGGCGCATCATCTCGGGGCGGTCCTGCTTGGCGCCGGACTCGCCGGCGTCCTCGTAGACGTCCGCGATCTCCCAGACGATGTTGGTGCCGTTGCGCTCCTCCATCTGGTTCTTGAGGTCGATGTTGTCCTGGATGCCCTTGAGCTGGACGTCGAGGCCGTAGCCGACTATCTGGTCTTTGGTGGAGACGCGGAGGTAGACGCCGACTCGCTTGACAATGCGTGCGAGGGAGGCTGCGGACTTGAAGGTGCCGGGGGTTCCGGGGCGGGTGCCGTTGATCTTCTCCGCGCGTGCGCGGGCGCGCTCGGCCGCTATGCTGGCCATGGTTCAGTCTCCTTTACAGACTGATCAAGGGCCTGTCGCCGCGCCTAGACTCGCGGTGACAGGCCCGTTGTGTTGATCAGAGCAGTATATGTGGAACGTCCCTCTTGGGAAGGGCAGTTGTTCTAGGCGGCGGCTGCTTGGGTGTCCTCGTCCTGCGGGGTGAAGAGGATGGTGAGGAGCCGGTTCCAGCGGCTGTCCTCCATGCGGTTGTTGGTGAGGGTGACGGTGAGGGTGTTCTGGGGCTGGGTCGGCCCCGAGGTATGAAGCGCGCTGTTTTCCATGACGCACACCCTACTATCGGATTCTGAGAACTGCTACGCAATCGACTTGATGAAGTCGCTTGACGCCGGTAGAGTCGGCCACGCAGCCACCCCACACCAGGAGGACGCGTGACCGCCGCACTGCGCAGCGCCGTAGAGGAGTACCTGGACATCCGCCAGCGCTCCGGCAAGGCCGACAACACCATGCGGGTCGACGAGACCCTGCTGCCCCGGTTCGTCGAGCACCTCGGCAACCCTGACTTCGACAAGCTCTCCTCCACCCACGTGCGCGACTTCTTCTACGGCGCGGGCGGGATCATGGACACCCACACCACCCGCATCAAGGGACAGCCGGTTCGGGAGGCCGTCGGCCCCGGCACCCACAACAACTACCGCGCCCGGCTGAAGGTCTTCTTCTCCTTCTGCAAGGCCAGCGGCTTCACCGCACTGGACAACTACCTGACCGGCGTCGACCCGCTGCCGGAGCCGAAGAGGCGTCGCCAGCAGCCGGCCCCGTCCCTGCTGCTCCAGCTCCTGGACCAGGCCGAGTGCGCCATGCACCGCGCCTACCTGGCCACGGCCGTGAACACCGCGTGCCGCGCCTCGGAGATCACGAACATGCGGGTCGGCGACATCGACTTCGCGCGCTCGGAGGTGTTCGTGACCGTGATCAAGACGCGGGAGGAGGACGAGATGCCGCTGACGGCCGACCTGGAGCGCGAGCTGCGGGCGTGGCTGGTCGAGTACGCCGAGCTGCTCGGCCGGCCGCTGCGCGAGGACGACTACCTGTTCCCGGCCCGTACGGGGAACGCCATCGCCACGCACTACCTCGACGAGGCGACGGGGGAGCGGGTCTACGTGCGCACGCCGTTCGTGTGGCACCCGGACCGGCCGGTGCAGCGCACGGAGAAGATCGTCAAGCATGCGCTGGCGGCTGTCGGTCTGCCGACCCGGTACGAGGGCACCCACACCATCCGCCGGGCCGTGGCGCGTGCGTACTTCGATGCGCTGTCGTCGGATGCCGGGTACGACGCAGCGCTGCGTACGGTCTCCGCGCTGCTGCACCACTCGAACATGGCGACCACGGAGCGGTACCTGGGCCTGTCCTCGGAGCGCAAGCGCCGTGACGAGACGATGAAGGGCCGGCCGTTCCTGACCGCCATGGTCAGCCAGGAGAACGTGGTCCCGCTGCGGCGGGCACAGTAGATACGAAGAAGCCCCCGACCGGTCTGTTACGACGGTCGGGGGCTTCTTGCTGCGGTCGAGCTACTGCCCGACGCCGAAGACGTAGTGAAGGACGAACCCGAAGACGATGAGGATGACGACTCCGGTGAGGAACTCCTTGAAGCCCTGCATGCCTCCGAAGCCCTCGAAGGGCTGCTGGTTCTCACGCTGGTAGAACTCCATCTGCTCGGCGCGCAGCTCGCGCTGCTGGAGGGCGTCCAGTTCCTCGGATCCGGTGGCTCTCTGTATGCCGTTTTGAAGGTTGAAGTCTTCCATCAGTCTTCTCCGTCCACGTATCTCTGTGCCTTGCTCCGCAGCGGAGAGGTCCTGTCCCAAACGTGCCAGCGCCCCCCACAGGCCGGATCTGTCGCGTACGTTACCTCGGCGGGGAAGTCTTTGACCTTGACCCGACGGGGATTTGGCTCCTCGTTGAGGCTTCGCCCGCACTTTGGGCAGTTTGCCGGGTCGCGCATCGGATACATGCCCATGTCTGACTCCTAAGTCTTGTCAATGAAGACACTCTACGCGGTCGTCAAGTGAGTTGTCGATACCGCTTGCGCAGGTGTAGGGTGGAGCGCATCGAGTGATGGAGGACGACATGGATGACATTGACGGGCGAGAGATCCACGCCCGTGTCCAGTACGTGCACGACAAGGAGATCCACGTCTCCACGGTCCTGGGTCCCGATGGTGGGAAGTTCATCGACCTGCGCGAGTTCATCCCGTCACTGGAAGCCTACGGTCGTGGTCTGACACTGCCGATCGGACTGTTGGACGAGGTCCTTAGCGGTGTCACAAGTGCGTGGCACGAGAACGGCGGAGGCGACTTCGGGGACGAGACGCCGACGAAGGGATGAGCGCCATGGCCGATCTGCTCGTGGACGTCCGCTGTCGGGGATGCCGGCGGCTGCTGGGGGTGGGCAAGAAGTCCACCCCGGTGTACTGCGACGTCATGTGCTACGAGGACTACCCGGCGTCATCGACGGAAGCCCGTGACGCTCTGGTGGCGGCGGTGAACGCGAGGGGTGAGTACACCCTGGACCGCCTGGGCTCCATGTTCGGTTTCACGCGGCAGCGGGCGCAGCAGATCCTCGCTCTGCGGGACATTCGAAAGAACGCCTGACTCGTATCAGAATCGATAATTACAAAGCGATAGCAGAAAACGCCTAACCTCGATTCCGTAGTAAGAAACGGGATTGGGGTTAGGCGTGTCTGTTACGGAGGACGTCGAGTACGACGAGTTCATCAGCGACGAGACCGATGAAGAGCGTCAGGCGCGGCTTGACACCGAGGTGGTCCTGGACCAGACCTCGCAGGCATTCGTCGACCAGATCGTCTCGAAGATGCTGGTCATCGTCGATGAAGTCTCCGGCCACCCCCTGTACGGATACCAGCGCCCGTTCGCGGCTCGTCTGATCGAGTCGCTGATCATCAATGACGGCGCCACCCTCACCGCCCTTTTCGCCCGGCAGTCCGGCAAGTCCGAGACCGTGGCGAACACCGTCGCCGCCTGCATGATCATGCTGCCCCGGCTGGCGAAGATCTTCCCGGACCTTCTCGGGAAGTTCAAAGAGGGGCTGTGGGTCGGAGCGTTTGCGCCCGTCGAGGAGCAGGCTGACAACCTCTACGGCCGAATCGTGGCCCGCCTCACCAGTGAGCACGCCCTGGAGATCATGGCGGACCCCGAAATCGACGAGACCGTGACCGGCAAGGGCCGTTCCATTTCCCTCAAGCGTTCCGGCTCCCTGGTCCGTAAGCAGACCTGTCACCCCCGCGCCACCATCGAGGGCCGCACCTACCACCTGATCCTCATCGACGAGTGCCAGGGCGCCGACGAGAAGATGGTCAACAAGAGCATCGGCCCCATGGGCGCGAGCACCAACGCCACCATGGTTTTCACCGGCACGCCCACCTACGAAAAGGGCGTCTTCTACAGCCAGATCCAGATCAACCGGCGCACGGCCACCAAGCGCGGCGCAAGGCAGAACCACTTCGACGCGGACTGGAAGGAAGTCTCGAAGTGGAACGAGAACTACGCGCGGTTCGTCAAGAAGGAACTGCTGCGCATCGGTGAGGACTCCGACGAGTTCAAGTTGTCCTACCGCCTGATGTGGCTGCTCGACAAGGGCATGTTCACCACCCAGGAGCGCCTGGACGAACTCGGCGACGTCTCCATGCAGGCGGTGCCGGCCTACCACAAGAGCCCGATCCTCATCGGCATCGACCCTGCTCGCAAGCAGGACAGCACCATCGTCACGGCCGTGTGGGTCCGCTGGGACGCCCCCGACGAGTACGGCAACTACGAGCACCGCGTCCTGAACTGGATGGACCTCGGCGGTATGGACTGGGAGAACCAGTACTTCAGAATCGTCGAATTCGTCCGGAACTACAACGTGATGGCCATCGGAGTCGACGAGGGCGGAGTCGGCGACGTCGTCATATCCCGGCTGCGCGTCCTGCTGCCTGACATCGAGATTGTGGCCCTGGGATCCCAGCGGCCCGAGCAGTCCAAGCGGTGGAAGCACCTCATGGAACTGATGAGCCGGGGGCTCATCTCCTGGCCGGCGCACGCGTACACGCGGCGCCTGAAGTCCTACAAGCGCTTCCGACAGCAGATGGAAGACCTGGAGAAGCACTTCGAGGGTCCGTACGTCCTCGCCGCTGCCCCACGAGCAGCCGACGCCCATGACGACTATGCGGACTCCCTCGCGCTCGCCTGTGTCCTCACCAAGGACTACACGATGCCCGAGGTCGAAGTATCCAACAGCCCCTTCCAATAAGGACTTCTCATGGCCGACGAATGGAACGCCCCCGGGTGGACGGCTCAGCAGCCCTCCACCGTCGCGGGGCCCGGCGCACCTGCGCTCACACTCCCGCCCAACTTCACCGCTGTCACCGTCACCGCCAAGTACGTGGACGACCAGGGCAACGCGTTGAACGGATCTCTGGTCCGCTTCACTCCGTCCGTGCGCCGGGTGACCGACGGGGACACCGTCGTGTGGCTGCACGAAGTCCACGAGCGGATCGATAAGGGCCTGCTGACCATCAGCCTGCTCGCCACGGACGTTCCCGGAGTAACTCCAGGATTCACCTGGCGCGTGAAGGAGTGCTTCCCCGGGGGCGAGGAGTACGACATCACCGTCCCCCGGGCCACGACTTCGCCGGTCAGCCTTTTCTCGCTTCGGACTATCGCTAGTTAACAACGCCTTTCTGATTCCTCATATTCTGGTATCGCTACCTCGCTATCGGAAGAGGATTACGGAATGGCTGGAAATCTCGCACCCGACCCGCAGTTTCAGGAGCGCGTCGGCACGGTCTATGAGCGCAAGCTCGCCGACAACGCTGTACGGCGTGGTCCTCTTCGGTTCGAGGAGGGTGTCGCCACAGACACGGATGTCCCGAACGAGTTCACCAAGGGTGTCCTCCAGGGCTACATCACCGCTCCGGGCCGGCCCAATCACAACGCCAACGTCTACGAGAAGTCCCCGCAGGAGACCATGGCCGAGCGTGTCCACGTCGGCTCCGCCTCCTGGGTCGAGGCGCCCACCTATCTCGGTGAGTTCGCCCAGGGCTCCTTCTCCGACTACGCGGCCGTTCGCTACGAAGAGGTCGTCCGCAACGGCGCCCGCTACGAGCGCCAGTCGCCGGCCGTCGTCGAGGACTGATCCACGTGGTCGCCTTCAACGACCGTCGCAGGTCCCCACGCGCTTCTCTCGATGAGGTTCTTCCCCGTCTCCCGCTCGCAAAGGGCGACACGGTCGGCAAGAGCCTCATCGACGGGCGTTACCTCGTACGCGGAGTTCCCGTGGAAACCGAGGAAGGCGACCGAGCGCGGCATTACGTCCTTCACGAGGTTCTTCCCAGCGGTGACGTCGTCCAGCGGGGAGAGCCCTTCGAAAGCCGCGCCAAGGCCAAGCGCGAAACCCGGCAGTTGAAGCCGACGCGCGTCATCGAAATCTGAGTCGGAGAACCCTTTCCATGAGCGGTGCCATTTCATTCGCTAGCCCCAGCATGCGGGCTTCGGGATCAGACCTCACTGTGTCGATCTCGCCTCTCGGCCTGGTCGAATTGGCCGACGAGGAGTTTGAAGTCCACGGCCCGCGCCTCAACCGCTATTCCCAGAACTTTGCATACTACTTGGGACACCACTGGGGATACCGCCGCGAGGCTGGAGAAGCGCAGATCACGTTCAACTACGTGAAGGCCTTCGCCGACTACATCAACAACTTCACGTTCGGACGCGGCGTCCACTTC